CTTCTGAAAGTTGTTTAACTAAAAAGCCGTTAAACTTATCAGCATTTTCTTTCATCTTGTTATGAAACTTAACACGATCTTCAGCTAATGCTTTCTTCTCTTCGTTAAGAGCTGATATTTCATTAGCTAAGCCTTCTGTAACCATTTTATCTAGGGCTTCTACCATCACAGTTTTGTCATGCTCATAGCGTTGTGCAAACTCCTCACGAAGTTCAGCACGCACTGTCTCTTTGGCCTCGACCATTTTTGCTTCCCATTGTTCAGCAATAGCAGTACGAGTGTCCTCATTGACGAGATCGCTATCTAATAGTGGTTTAATAGCATCTAACATGCGATTCTCCTAAATTTTTAGGTCTCTGATAAGACGAGAAACTTCGTCTTTCAGGTACTTTTGTATTTTGCCGTCTTTCCCAGACTCACGAGCCATTTCTAAAATGTGATGCCCATGTTTCATGTTCATCAGTCCTTCATAAATTGCTTTTGGATAAGCATTTGGAGCACTGGGTTGTGCGACCACGTCTACAGTGACTATTTCAAAGTCACTGACACGTCCGTTATGTGGATCAACGTTACCTGATCCACGACTCGAGACGCCCAATCTCACACCGGATTGCAACATTGTTTTAACTAGTTGCCCCATTGGAGTTGGGAGAATTTTTAGTTTTCCATAACCATTAGGTCCGTCCATCCACATGCGTTCAATCATGTGACATACACGGTCTAAATTAATCTTAAGGTCATCTGGATGATCTACTTCGCCAAGAACGCTTGTTGTTTTAATTTGTTCATTCAGTGTATCAACTGCTTCTGCAATTTGACTCACTGGATAGATACGTTCATTGGCATTTTTCACGTCACCTTGTATGCAGATGCCTTCCATATAGAGGTCCTTACCATCTTTGCCTTCAACAATGTTGATTTTTGCGGCTTCAAAAGTAAGTTCCTCTTTAAGGTATAGCTGTCCCATGTACGTGATTCCTAGTCTAGATTAGTCTATAACACTTTTGGTGTTAACACCAGAAGCTTGTGATAATTCAGGCTTTGGAGCTGGTTTTACATCTGGCTTTGTAGTTCCATCCATGTCACCATATTTTGGTGTTGAACGACCTGATGTGTTTCCATCTTTGATGTCGACTGGCTTTGCATCCATTCCTTTTTGACCTGAGTTAGCAGCTACTGGACTTTTACTAGCTGGTGATGTTGTAACTGGCTTAGGAGCTGCAACTAATTCTACACCTTCTTCTAAACCTTCTACTTCAACATTAACATCGATTGGCTCGTCCATTTTGTCTTCCATGCCATCAATCTCGTCCTGCTCCATGTCAGTATCGCTATCAATGTCTGAAATCTCGTCTTGCTCGCCTTCAATGTCGTCTGTGTTATCGTCAACCTGTGCCATTAGCTCTTCGAATTCACCCATTAGTTCGTCTAATTTGTCTTCGATGTCTACTACACGGTCTTCTAATTCTTCTTCGCCGTCATCGTCATCAACGTCTACGTCGATCATTTCGATTTCTTCTTCCTCATCTTCCATTCTGACGCCTTCTTCTTCGGCCTCAACTTCGTCAATGAGATCGTCAACCTGTGATCCACCTAAATCTGTTTCATCAATCTTTTGATCGTTGTCATGTTCTGCGTCACGCTTGCCACGCTTTCCCATTTCGTCGTCTCTACGATCTTTCATTGATTGTTTTTTGCCTGATTCAGCACCGTCTTTAGCACCTAAATGCTCATCTTCGCGGTCCTTGTAACCTTGCTTTTCTGTAATTTCTTCTTCAGACATAATCTCTTCGTATATGTCTTTTGACTTTTCCACAACAATCTCATGGAAAAGAGCTTTTGCATTTTTTTCATCATCGTTGATGACGAATTCAATAAGTTGCTCAAATTTGTTCATTAAAATAATCCTTCTAAGTATTGGGCTCAGTATAGTACTTACAAGAAAATTAAAAAACTAGTAGTTTATAGGGGTAAAAGTGGTAGAAAATGAATTATTTTCTGTGCTAACCTACATCTGTGGTGGAGGTGGAGCAAATTGTGCTTGAATACGTTTGAGATCTTGCTTCTTCTCATAGTTTCTAAGATCGTACATTCTACGCAGTTTAGATATCTGCTTTAGTGTTAGTTTTGTTTTACGCAACTCGCCAAGTTCCGGAACAGAGTTATCGTCTTTCTGTTCTTGATATCCGTCTGCTGGTGCATCATAAAATTCAAATAGTTTCATAATAGTATTTATGCAGGAGGTTCTTCAGGAGCGGCTGGTGCAGCCATGTCAACATTTACATCAACTTCTTCGCCACCTGCAGCTTCTTCACCAGCAACTGCATCTCCCATCTGTACATCACCTTCAAAGTCGCCAGGGCTTACACCTACTGTACGTAAATCACTACCAGTTGGTTCAGTTTCAATTGGTTGTCCCGTTTCTTCTTCCCAATACTCAGTATTTTCTTGAAGTTCATCGTCGGTTAATCCAAGGTAGCGTTTCAGAAGAAAACGCTTGCTCATGTAGGGCAGTTGTTCCAATGCACTGAATGCTTGTATTCTAGTTGTGTCTAGTTCGGCCTGTCTATAGCTCGCAAAATTCTGTGGAGGTGCAAATGTAATGTTAAAAAGTCCACTGTCAATGTTGAACCCTCTCCAACGCATGAACATTTTGAATTCATCATCAAGTTTTTCAATTACCTGCTTTTGCAATCTTTCGCAGTATTGATTGAATCTGTATTCTTGTATGAGTGCAGTACCAACTCTACCGTCGTTCATTGGTCGATCTGAGTCATCTGGACCGGTTGGTAGATAACTGCTAGGAACACGCAAGCCTCTGCACATTTTGTTGTTAAAGTATTTTAAATCGTCAATCTGTCCAAGGTTTTCACCACCCGGCAGTGTTTCAACTTTTGATCCACGTCCTTCGGCAGTTTGAGGAAAGAAATAGTCTTCGTTTATGCTCAATGGATTGTAAGTTGTATCCATGGTTGTTGCTTGTTGACCACCCTGTGGATTTGGGATACGTCTTTGATGTACTTCATTTTTCACACGTTCGACAAACTGCATGGCTAGATGTGATGGCATGTTTCCAACATCAATGTAAAATACACGTCTTTCAGGAGCACGTTGTACTCTGTATATAAGAATAGCATCTTCAAGCAATTCTTTTTGTTTGAACACTTTGAATATCATTTCCAGCACACTCTGCGAGAAAGGCCAGAAAAAATCTAATCCTTCACTGAGTCCAAGATGCACTACATTTTTAGCATCAATTACGGTTTCATTTACTGTGTGTTCGAATCTGCTTTGTCCAGCAGGAGCATTTGGAATGGTATAGTTTGAACCACCCATGGCACTGCCACCAGTTCCAATTATTTCGCCTGAGTTTAATCCAGTGCCATAGTCGGTGGTTTTCTTTGGTGCAATACTGAGATTTTGAAAGTTTGGATTTATATCTCTAATCACATACTGCTCAGGACGTTTGCCTTCATTTTCATTAACAATCACACGCACAACCTTGGTCATGTCAACCCAGTATAGTTCAAATGTTTCTGGATCACGCACAAACACTTGATCGCCGTACTTTATAGTGTTCCTAAAAATACGAAACATACGCTGATCAAGTTTATTAAGTTTTGTCCACTGTTGTAGTTGTGTACGTATTATTTCAATTTCATTATTTGTTGGTTTATCAGTGTATTGCACTTCAAATGGAGTATTATTGCTTTCATTCTTTTGTGTTGCAAACTCTGCTATAATGTCCAAACAAGCATTGATTTCACTGTCAGTATCCATGTTTTCATACTGATTGTAGCGTTCTATCCTGTTAGGATGACCAGAGTATACTTCTGGTAGATGACTTTGATAGTTTTTAAAACCAAACTGTCCGCCAGAACCACCACTACCATAAGCAGGACCCCTTGCGTTTTGTCCACTTATAGGACTCAGTTGACCACCGGTGCTACCAACTGCTTTGAAGTATTTTTTCCAGGACATATAATTTCCATGTAAATCTTTGTTATGGAGTATTTATCAGTTGTTGCGAGCGGCCTGTAATTGTTCGCCTTGTAATCTTGTGCCTTTGGTTGTTTGATCCAGCATGGCCTGTAGTACACCAAGAATTTTCTCGTTACTGCCGCCATCACCTTGCATCGTTTGCGTTTCTCCTGCAGCTGGACCACCTTCCATGTCTGTGAGTCCTTGGTTGCTAATAGATAATCCACCTGCGTCGCCGAGTTTTGGGCCAGCAACTGATCTAAGTTGACTTAGTGCATCAAATTGACCACCTGTAGCAGCACCTTGAGCACCAACTGTTACACCATCTCCCATGCCATAACTCATTGAAGAAACTCCGCCTTTGCTAGTGTAACTGCTTACATTTCCTTTGTCTATTCTTTGGCCAGCCATTTGACCATTTACATAATCTCTTTCGTAGTTTACACCGCCAACAGTTCCTTGCATGCTCATCGAAGTTGATGCATCTGCTGAACTGCTCATTTGCACGCCGCCTATTCTTGGTCCTTTTCTATAGAGTTCGTTTCCTCTACTGTCCACTGTTACAACAGAACCATCGCCGAGTTTGACATCAAAGGTTCCTGGTATTCTTCCTGGCACACCTGGACCAACCTGTCCTGGTATTACCACTCCACTGGTTTTTCCCATTTTCAGTAATTCTGGTCCTTGTTCACCAACCAAATAGGTTTTACCTGCTTCGGCTGCTCCACCTTCTGCAAAACTACCAGCAACTTTAGCTTTACTTTTATCACCGCCTGAAGAAAAGTATCCAGTTAACGCACCAATTAAAGCACCAATTCCTCCGCCAATTGCTGTTCCGATTCCAGGAGCTATCGC